AGGACTTGAAGAGTTAGGTGCATCTATGTCACTTATGATTAGAGAGTATCATACAGTAATGTCTGATGCTATAGAGATGATTGACTCTAAGAGATTAGAGTGGGATGCAAAGATGTATGGTGGTAAGTCTAAATCACTGTCTGGTTATATGGACAATACTTTCTATTCAGAAACATACGATCCAGCAAAAGACATTAGTTCTTATAAGACAAGAAGAGTCTATGGAGCTATGGCTGGTTATGATGAACCACAGAAGATAGTGACAGGATTACAGTTATTACAAGCTGGTATTATTGATAGACAAACACTACAAGAGAACCTTGATGGTTTAGATAACCTTGTCAGAGTTAACGACAGAATTACAAAAGAAAAAGCAGACAGTGTATTGTTTGATACATTGTTAGCACAAGCCCAACAGGGCGACCCAAAGGCAACTATGGCTGTTGTGCAGATAAGAAAGAATCCAGATGATATGCAAAATATCTTAGATAAGTTCTTTACGGCAGAAGAGCCAGAGATACCACAACCTGAACAAGAATTGCTTGGAGGAGGTGCCTTGCCACCACAAGGTGCTCCACCAGGCATAGCTCAACTACTTGGTGGAATAGGAGGATAATGTCTATAAATAAAAAGTTTGAAGATATAGTAGATTTTTGTCTAATTGATGTTGATGAGTTAGGTGATGACATAATTTTAGAAGAAGATGTATTTAAGCCACGAGGCAAAATGTACATTGATCAGCTACCTCCTTTAGTATTTCCATTTGGCTATATGGTTATAAGTTCAGCGTTTCAATTTTTTGAAGAAGAAGAAGAGGATGAAGATGGCGAGATCACCGAGTAACAAAGGTTTAAGTAAAAATAAATATAATGGATCTTCCAGATCAATAGGAAGAAACCCAGGTGGTATGGTTGCAGGTTTAACTGCTGGTACTACTTTTGGTGAAGGTAAAGAAATAAAAGAACAAGTTGCTGCTACTGGTGGTTTGCCTAAAACAAGTGACTTACCACAGCCACAAGCTCCTAGACAAGCAATGCCACAAATGGATGTGTTTGCAGGTACACAAAGACCTAGTGAGCCAGTTACTTCAGGATTAGATTTTGGTCCTGGTATTAGTCCTCCAGCAACAAATCAAGTATTACAAGCCGAAGAGATTAGAAACTTTGTTTATGACAGTTGGCTAGAAACAGGTGATGACAGTTTACTAGAGTTCTTATAATGGTTACTCCAGATGAGGCAAACAGACTTAGTTCTATAAACCAACAAAGTGCAAACATACCTGCATCAGTTATGGTACAGGCAACTAAAACACAATCAGATGATTCTTTTGTAGAAGGTCTAACAGACTTCTTTAGTAAAGCTAAGGAAAAAACATATGGTGCAATTAAAAATGCAGTGTTTGAACAATTTAATGTTAACCCTGATACAGGTGGTTTTGCAGAATTAGCAGTCAAAGGTGGACTACTAGGTGTTCGTTCTCTTTATGAAAATGTAATAGCAGAACCTATAAGAACTATTGGTTTAGTACAACAAGGTGCAACATTTTCTGAAGCGTATAAAAAAGCACAGATAGAACCATTTGCATATTGGCGAGAGGCTAAAGAAAAAGGACAGAAAGTTGACTTAGGTACTGCCTTGTTTCAATCTACTGATCCAGAGAAAACACAGACATACAAAGATTTAATTGATAAAGGTGCAGACCCTATACGAGCTAGACAACTAGCTGCTTCTTCTTTAGGCGTTAATGTATTTGATCAGGTATTTGAACAAGAGAAAGTTGCACAGTTTGATGGAGATAGAGCAGCTGCATTGATAGCTAGAGGTAAAAGTCCACATATGACACCAGGTCGTGTGTTGTTTAAACCATTAGAGTTTATTGCTGGTCCTGAAGATAGAGCTTATGATTTTTACACAGGTCTTATTGATTTAGGTCTTAACTTACTTGACCCTACTTTTTGGGCAGGTAAAGCTGTTAAAGGAGTTAAAGCAGGTAAAAGTATGCTTACTCTTACTGATGAAGGTGCTGACAGTCTTGGTTTATTAAATGGTTTTATGAGAAAATCTTTTAGTAAAACTTCTGCTAAAGAAGCTATTGATGGAAAACTTGGAGATAACTTGGCAGAGTTTTTATATAATAACAAAGATAAACCTGATGAAATATTATTAAAGTCTAACTTTAATTTAGTAAATCAGTTTGTAGTAAAAAATGAAGCATTGAGTGATGAGTTTACGCAATTTACGAAAGAACTGTTTAGTTTAGCTGATGGTCTTGATAAACAAGAAGCTATAGCAGCAGTTAAAAATATATTAACACCTAGAGTGTTAGCAGTTGGTACAGAAGGTATGGTGCCTAAAGTTCAGAAAATAGGAACTTTTAGAAGAGCTATTGATGACTATTTTGGTCCACAGTACCAAACAAAACTTAGTGCTAACAATCCAGATAACTTAATTGTTGAATATACAAAGTTTCTTAAACTTCTTGATCCAGCAGGAACAACAACAAATCGTAGTCAACGAGTAAAAGATATGATTACAGAACTTGATAAACTAGAAACAAAAAACCCTGCTCGTAGAGGTGCAGCAATTATAAATCAAGTAGTAGATGATTTTTCAGATTTACGAGTTATTTACAAAAACAAATTAGAAACAGCAGGAAAACTTACAAGTAAAAATGACAAACTTGTTGATGATGTATTTACAGTTTTACAAAGAGTTTTAAAAGAACAATCTGATACAGCAACAAATTTACCTGAACTAAATAGATTTGGTGGAGTAGCTGATCAATTCGGACAGTTTTGGAAAAAACAAAGAGATAAAGGTAACAAACAATTTCAAAATTTATCTGATAATCAAATTGATGAAGTATCTAAAACATTCTTTACAAAAAATGTTTTAGAGTCAACACTCACGCAAGACCTTAAATTACAAAACCCTAGTCAAGTTATAAAACTTGTAAACAAACTAGATTCAAGTTTCAATGGTCGTTATAGAGATTTGTTAGGGATTGTTGGTGAATCAGGTGTAGGTAATGGAATTGATTTTTATGTAAGTCAATTATTTAAACCTTTAGTTTTATTAAGACCAGCTTGGACAGTAAGGGTTATAGCTGAAGAACAACTAAGAGCTGTAGCGAATGGTGCATTAGGAGCATTAGATCATCCTATTGGACTACTTGCTAGAATTTTTGATGACAACATTGGTGTTAGAGGAAGTTATGCAAAGGAAGGTTGGTTAGATACAACTGCTTTTAAATTAGGTATTTCTGAATCATCTACAGGAGATGTAGCTAGACAAGTAACTAAAGGACAAAGAATAGTTCTTGATAACAAGTTGAAATATATATCAGCTAATAAATTAAGAAACCTAGAAGGTTGGCAAGAAGGTCAATGGAGAATGATTAACCTTCTTAGAACAGATACTATAACAAAAAAAGTTGCAGCTATAGAGTTATCAGATGATGTATCAGGTGGTTTTGCAAAACTTGCTATTGATTTAAAAACTCCAGGTAATGAATTTAGAGAAGCAATGCTTAACTTGACAGCAGGTAATAGCAATATGTTTAAGTTACTAGATGGGTCAAGTGGCTTGACTAAACAAGAGTATGATGAAGCAGTCAATTTATTTATTGAAGGTATGAGAAATAACCTTAAAGGTTTCTTATCTGCTGATGGTAAAACAGTAAATCCTGATCTATACAATGTTGTTATATCTGGCAAATTTACAACTGCTAATGGTAAAACAATTAACTTAGATACAGCAAAAAACATAGGAGCTAAACAATCTGATTTAGAATTATTAGAAAAAAATATGCTTGGAGAAAAAGAAGCTAAAGCATTACAAAAAAAAGTAGACGCTTATGAAAAAAATATATTTAATAAGTATATAGAGAAGTTTGGTGGAGATGGTGTACTACCTGATAATGTAGATTGGAAAGTACCACCAACAACAGAGAAAAAAGGTTTTTACGATACAATTACGGAAAATGGTTTTAAGTGGTTTATGACACAACCAACTAATGCACTATCTCGTATTCCAGTGTTTAAAGCATCTTATTGGAAAAAATCAGAGGATTTAATTGCTATCAGCACCCAAGAAGTAAAAGACAAAATAGTTGCTGGTGCTAAGAAAGCAAACTTAAATAAAAAAACTATTAAGAGAATGGAAAATATACCAGCAGCTAAAGATGGTATTGCTGATGCAGAACTTATAGAAATAATGGCTAAGGGCTATGGTGTAGATACAACTAAAAAATTACTATATGACATAACAGAACAAAGAAGATTTTGGGAAACAAGTCGTTGGTTGTTCCCATTCGGTAATGCGTATCAGGAGGTACTTACTACCTGGGTGGGCATTATGAAAGCTAATCCACAAGTTGCTGCAAGAACAGGAACTATTTGGGATGGTGCATCACAAGAGAATGATACTTTTGGACCAACAGGTAAAGGTATATTTTATAAAAACCCTATCAACGGACAAGTAGTATTTAACTATCCAGGTACAGGATTAATACAAGACTGGATGTTTAAAGATGCTACATCTAATCAAGATGTCAGAGTTAATATGCCTGTGTATGCAGAGAGTATAAACATTGCTGCTGGATTGCTACCAGGTTTTGGACCTGTAGTCCAGATCCCTGCTGCATTTATGTTTAGAAACTTTCCAGAAGAGGGTTTAGTAAACAAAGTATTGTTCGGTGAGTTTCCTCCATTTGATTATCAAAACAAAGATGAGTGGACTAAAGCGTTAGGATTGAAACCAGCTTGGGCAGATAAATTTATTAAATTAATATTTAATCAAGGAGAAAATGCACAAGGTGCTTTTGGTAATACAGTTATAGACACATACAAAGCCTTATTGTATTCAGGTCAGATTGATGATAGTACAGAAGAAAAAGCTAAAGAAGGTATGCAAAAAGCAGTAGAAGGTGCAAAGGTATTATTCTTGTTTAGAGCAGTATCACAAGTGCTTGGACCTGCTGGTGCTTCATCACCTATTTTTGAAATAACAGATAAAAATACAGATTACTTTATGTTTGAAACATTAGCTGATGAATATAGAACAATTAAACAATCTGTTAATTATGATGATGCTTTAGCTACAGATAAGTTTGTTGAAATATTTGGTATAAACCCATTACCTCTAACAGTTGCTAAAACAGTATCTATAGAAAAATATCCTTCTACTGTTGATGGTGCTAACTGGATGAAAGAAAATATGGAAATCTATGACAAATATCCTTTAGTCGCTTGGTACTTAGAACCACCTCCAGTTTATTCAGAGTTTTCATATGATGCTTACAAAAGGTCGTTACTAGAAGGTAAGAGAGAATACAGAACACCTGAACAATGGGCTACTGCAAAGAATAAACTATTAGGATCAGTTGCTTTAGAGCAGTATGAAAGAACTATTGGTATTATGGGTAACAATACAGCAGCTGCAAAAGCATTAAGAGATGCAAAGAAAAAAGAACTTGAACAAAGATATTGGGGTTATGGACAACCTGGTATTGTTGGTTCACCTAATAAACCTACTATTGAAATGCAGATAGACCAGTTAATTAAAATGGTTAATGACCCAAATCTACAAGATTTTGAAACAGTTGCAGCTACTAAAAAATATCTAGCTATAAGACAAACTGTTATAGATAGTTTTGTTGCTGCTGGTAAGTCAGAAACTATATGGAAAACTGGTAAAGATTATGCAGGTGTAAGGTCAGCACTTAGAAATGAAGCGACTAAAATAATAAAGGAAACACCACAATTTGGACCTATGTTTGATACTCTGTTATCAAGAGAAATAGAACCTGAATATGAAGATGATTTGCTAGTACAATTAGGATTAGGAATATGACAGAAAAAGAACAATTTATATCAGAAATACTAGCGTTAGTTAAACAACCTTTAGCTGGTTCTAACCCTATTACTCCTACTGAAGAACAAATAGCATTGTTACAAGCATCTAAAGATACAGCTGATGCTATGCAGGTAGCAAGGAACCTTG